GACGATTTAAATTCAAAATACCTCCCTTTTCCACCAGTTGATGAGTCCACTGCGTTTGGAGTAGATTTGTCAAAAAAATGTTCAGATATTGATATTTCTCTTGTCACTCCTGATACAGTTCCTGCAACAACGTCTTTAAAAAAAACATTTATTGGCACTATTTTATTATTTTTTTACAAGTCAAGAATATTCCAACATATTGATAATCCTGATTCTCGTATTCCTGATGAAGAGTATATGATGTTTCTTGAAACCCGAAACTCATTTCTTACAGCTCGTTCGCTTGGTTCTCCAAACACAATTTCAGTAAAAAAAAGTTTAGGTTCAGGTGTAGCTGATGTTTTATCCATTTTAGATGTTAAATTTCTAACAAAAAAAGAAAATCGATCGATTTTTCCAGTTCTTCAATCCGCTTTTTGTGAAGTTGATATAGGAGATTTTTTAACAGTCAGAAAGATTATGTCCCTTACTATGTTAACATTTAAATTACCAGATTTAGTAAGTAGTTTAAATGAATGTGTACAAATCACAATAAAAGAATTAACTAAATTATTTACAATAAAACGTATAGAATATAATGAATCTTATTTTTTTACAATAACAACACTATTAAAATTTTTTTCAAGAGCAGTTCAATTATCTTACATAATGGCAGACGAACGTAAATCAACACGTTTAATATTTAATACAGTAGTTGCTCATCAATATAAAGGTAAAGGTGTGCCTCCTGAAATTATGAAGTTAGTTGTAGAAGCTATATTAAACTTATTTTTGGTTGATGAATACAGATTAAATCCGCAGACATTTCATGATTTTGAAATGTATAAAGCGACGAAATTTAAGGGTGATTGGAAAGTCAGAGTGGAAATGTCTTTACATGAACAAATTCTTGATATATTAATAAAATATTTTAGTTTTACTCCGCCAATACAAGAATATATGGGTGGAAAAAAAAACAAATTAAAAACAAAAAGAAAAACAAGAAAAGCAAGGAAACCAAGGAAAACAAATAAATCAAAACAAAATAATAAGAAAAAAAGTTTTACAAAAAATATCTCTCTTTACAAACTTACAAACAAAAGTAATGGCCTAAAAACTCGTAAATGTTGAAGGGGTCCTTCCTTATGTAAATCCGTCCCTAAAATAATTTTCTTCCGTTTACACGTCGAACTGTTCGCACAATTCCATTTCGTTGATGTTGCTGTTGCTGCTGTTGCTGCGGTTTCTGTTGTTGCTGTTGTTGCTGCTGTTGCTGTTGTTGCTGTTGTTGCTGTTGTTGCTGTTGTTGCTGTTGTTGCTGCTGTTGCTGTTGTTGCTGTTGTTGCTGTTGTTGCTGCTGTTGCTGTAGTCGCATTTGCTGCTGTTGTTGCTGCTGCTGTAGTCGCATTTGATGTTGTTGCTGCTGCTGTAGTCGCATTTGATGTTGTTGCTGCTGTTGTTGCTGCTGCTGCTGCTGTCTCTGTCGCATTTTATGTTCTTCTGCTGCCATAAGCAACTTTTGCTGATGTTGAGCGCGCTGTTTTTCATCTTGTGCTGCTGCGGCGATTCCCCTTGATTTGAATTTTATTCTTTTCTCATCGTGAATATTTTGCTCCTCATAAGTATTTGAAGTGTGATTATAAGCGGTATCAAAGTTAACAACATCAATGAAAAAAATATCACCATCTTGATTATTAAATTCATAATTCAAATTCCTTATCGTATTCAACCCATCATTCGTTGTTTTATAAAATACCATTTCTGCTTCTGAACGTGATATAGTTCTCATAATTCCCTCCACCATTTGTAAAATCATGGGACTTTGCAAAGGGAAAAAGTTTCGCCTGTCAATTTTTAGTCCGGATTGCAGCACTCGATGCTGCATATAATTATCTTCGCCACCCCATGCCCAAAAATTCGGGAACCCATTTGTCTTTTCAAAATCCGCCCCTTTTATTGAAAAAATGCCTCCTAGCGCAAATTGAACTCCGTAGAAGTGTTTTACAATTCCAGGCCGAGTATCATATTGAATCACATTTTTATCATACGGAACTGTGTCTACATCATTAAAGACAAATGTAATGTTTTGATAATCGTTGGGATACTCATTTTTAATTGCTAAAAATCCAATATTTTTCATTCCTCCACGATTAAATGGGCGACCATCTTTTTGGTGAACAAAACGTACAATATAATCTTTTGGGTCGTAGACTGATAATACATGTTTCATATATACTGAAAAAAATGTTAAATGTTCTTTCCGGTCTCTATAAGGAACAATGAATGCAAATTTTGGAACGACGACTACATTTACATTACCATTTATTTCTTCTAAACTTAAACCAAGTTCATTATTCGCATTCATTACATTCGTTACATCATTTACAACGCTCATTTTAATGTATATATTATTGTATAAATATATACATTATGGCCAATTCAAACTAATTCGAGGGATAACATACATCCCCCCACTGCTTGTGTCCCACAATTTGCCCCTCTGACCTTGCCTATTATAGAGGGGGTTAAAGGGGGGACGTATGTCCCCCTTGGGTTAAAGGGGGGACGTATGTCCCCCTTGGGTTAGAGGGGGGACGTATGCCCCCCCTTGTATTTCTCTAATATTATTTTCGGAATGAGATTGTCTGTGAATTGTTCCAATTTTTTATAGCATTTATTGATAGTCACTTCACTTATTTCTGTGATTCGATTCACGTCTTTCTTAGAGACGTTCAAATTACAAGTTTGTGAAACAAAATATATAATTCCTGCAGCAATGGAATGCGGCGTATTTTCGGGTATTAAATTATTCTTTTCAATTCTAGTCGCAACAAATTGACACAATTTTGTTAGTTCGCTGTTGATATTCAGCCTACTGCAATACCTCTCTATAAATGCTTCCGGTTTTGTTTTACCAAAACTCGTCTTGTCTGAATTCGCCATTTCGTGTTCTAGTTCATTTATAATTGTAATCGCATTTTTGCACCCCTTTGTTGCGCTAGTATTATCCAAATTGAAAATGGTTGCAATTTCTTTTATGGTTCTGGGACAGCCGTGTTTTCTACAGGCAATATAAGTGGAAGCCAAAATAATTCCATCACGGTTTAACCCCCTATATGTTTTGAATTCCGAGATTTTTTTGTGGTATCTTAGTGCCTCGTCCACAATTATTTTAGGAAGTCCGCCATTGTGTGCAATGATTGTTATGCACTGAAATTCATCATATTGCGATTTTTCACGATACGGCATCGATTGCCATTCTGTGTATCTCCTGAATTTTCTCATCTCATAACTGGTTGCACCGTCGCACAACACTTTGCACCCGTAGGATGATTCAATCAACAGCGGATTTACCGGCATTCCACAGCGAGTTGGGTCGCTTGACTGGTTGTCATCTGCACCATAGTAGCGCCATTCTGCACCATGGTCCAATATATCCTTGTAAACAATTCCACATTTTTGATTCGTGCACGTTAAAAATCCGTCATCTGTTAAACACACGATAGAAGAACACGAGTCACAATTCTCTCTCTGACCACTACTTCTATATACACATTCCAGCGCCGTTCCTGCTGTTGTTTTTGTTGTTGTATGTTGCTTTTGTTGACCCGGTTCACAATCTTCATTTATAAAACTAGAATCAATTTGTTTCCACAAATCTTGTTTATATTTATTACTGGATTTAGAATCATGTCTATTTTTTTTCGTTGTTTTATGGTTATTCAAGGGAGACATACGTCCCCCTTCAAACCCCCCTAGTGTAGAGGGAATTAGAGGGGAACCTACGGTTCCCTTGACCGAATTTAACGTCGACATTAATAATAATGTGATGATTTGGATTTGGATGATGTGGTGTGGGAACCGTCTTTGCTTTTGCTATAAATAATATTAGTTTATGTCTAATTCAATTTTTATTATTATATATAAAAATAAATAGTAATAAAAATAAATAAATAATATTCAATTAAACTAATTATATTTTAATCATAACATATATATAAATAATATAATGGGCGCAGCTTTAACAACACAGAATGCCAAATCAAATTTAGAGTTAAGAAATAAAATTGATTACATTGCAAAGAATTTTATTTTTGATTCTGATTTCACAGATATGACAAAACTTGGAAATGAAAAATATTGCAACAAACTGGTAAAAAAAGTATCAGATGTATTCAGACAAAATAAAGACTCTATTGACATTTTATTATTGAGAAAAAAATTATATGAAATAAAAAAAAATAAAAATCCAGAATTAATAGATGAAAATGAAAATGAATTTAAATTTGAAACAAATGCAAATGTCAAGATGAGTGGAGAGCCACAAAAGGAGATTCCCCTTCCCAAGCGAATTGAAGAAGAACAAGAACAAGAACAAGAACAAATAATAGGAGGAGAAAAGAGGGCAACAACTCGCAGTCGTAGCCGTAGCCGTAGCCCCACAACAAGAAAGCGCATGCCGTCAACAACTCCACAAAATATACATAATATTAAAAAAAAATGCAACGAAATTGCGAAATTTTATGTTTTATTTGCACATTTATTTTCGTGCATTGTAAGCACAGTTAATCCATCTTTTGAAATTGGCGCTTCTTCTTCTGATAAAAAAAGTGCAGATTCTCTTGACTTTTGTTCATCCAGGTTGAATTTATTAATAAACGGTGAGTTAATAGAAAATAGCGAGGGTGACGTTACAATAAAACCCAACATTTGTAAAACGAATGTTTCCGATTCAGGAAGTGCATTGCGATTGGTAGACTTGCCAGGAATAAAGGCACTTTTGAAATTATTTAAAAATGGTGGCGACGATTCTGCCGAAGATGTAAAATATCTTTACAAAGCATTTACGGGAAAAGATGCTCCCAGGGATGTAAACATAGAGCATATTCCTCTTCAAGTGTACAGTAAAGACGCTGAGTGC